ATGGAAGGGCTACCCACGAGAGAGCTGACCGAGAGTGATATAAGAGTATACTGGCTGAAGTGGTTAATCACAGAAAGAGAAAAGCTGATAAAAGAGAGGACTATGAGCCAGAACTTTTTGAGGCAGAAGATAGAGGTATTATATCCAGACATGAAACAATACAATAAGAGCCAGTTTTGGAGTAAGGTTTTAAACTACGATTTTGTAAAGGAAAAGAGCATAACGGGAATACTATACGCAGGTCTACTGAAAAGGGACATAGAGAGGATAAGGCTAATAAACAAGCAAGTGGAAGAAGTAGAGGAAGACATAAAGGACTTCATAGAGACATACCACAGGGAGGACACTGAAATACTCAGAAGTTTTGGGTTCTCATATATAACATGTGCCTACCTAATAAGCGTATACATCAATGTGGAGAGGTTTCCAGATGTCAAAAGGTTTAAGAGTTATATGGGTTTAGGTCTCAGAGTGCATCAGTCAGGAAAGAAGGAGAAAAACGTAGTAAACAACTACACGAACAAGTTAGTAAGAAAGCTGATATATATGTATGTCATCCAAGCCATCCGAGAGAAGTCCAACCACAAAAGGGTTAAGGAATACTTCCTGAGACTTAAGGAAAGAGAACAGTCAACAAAAAAGGCAGTCTATAAAACCGCCAGCAAGGTCATAGAGTGGGTTTATTACTGCCTCAAACACAAGGAAAAATTTAACCCCAATGAGGAGGATAGACATGAGACACAACAGGCAAACACTTACCAAGCTAATAGCCAGTAGGCTACGGTATAGGGAGGAAAATGTGAAGAAGATACTGGACAGCCTTGTGGAAACCATAAGGGAAGAGGTAATAAAGGGCAACGAGGTTATGCTCAAGGGACTGGGAAGGCTTTACACAAGGAAAGGAAAGGTAAAGTTCAAAAGCTACATAAGGAGGAGACATGAAGGAACTTGAGAAGATATTTGACGCACTGGAAAAGGAACTTGAGAATATGCTTAAGGAACTGGATATAAAGGACGGGCTTATAACAAAATACGCATACGATACACTAAGCACCGCAAGACTGGAGATAAGCAAACCGAACGGCACAAAATACGCATACACACAGCTAAAGGGAGAGTTTAAGAACAAGAACAAGACGATTAAATACTGGAGACACGAAGAAACACCACACAGGAGACTTGAGGAACTCATTAAGCTATACAGAGGGCTAAAGCTCCTAAGCAAAGCCCTATCCTATCTTAGGAGCTACGAGAAAATGAAAGAGGGGAAGGCACGCCAAACCTAAAAGCCTATAACCACCTATTAACCCAACCAACCCAGAACCCAATACCCAAGACACAGACAAAAGGCACGCCAACATACCATAACCAAGAAGTTAGGACATACCCATGCTAATTTTTTGAGTTATTCCATATACATACAAGCCCACAAGGGCGGGCTTACGCCCCGCCCCGCCTGTCTTTCTAACATCAGACACAAGGTCAGAAGGGACTGGTTCTAAGAGCTTGCCTAAGGTGTCCTTTGGGTATAGAATTTTATACATCCTTTCCCTTTCCACTTCTTACACCTATTCCCCTCTTTGGTCTACCTACCAACGAAAGAAAAGAAAAGAAAGAAAAGAAAAAGGTTAACGGCCCTTTACACGTTATATGCCAGTCCGAGCTCCGGAAGGCAGAGCTCGGACTTCGGACACAAGACCCATCACACGTTAAGCGGACAAGAAACGTCAGGCCCATCACACGCTTAGTGGAAACGGACGGTTCAGCAAACGTCACACGTCGGACATAGACGCCGAGCCCCGGGGGACATGGGTCTCGGCGTCGCCCGCTCGGGGGACGGCTTCACCTTTGCCGAGCATAGCTCGGCAACCCCCGAGCGGGCATTGATATTTATAGACTTTTTATTTAGCACTTGGAAAAGTATAGTCCTCAAGCCTATAGACTGAGTTGGCTGGCACCGACGGAGTAGAGTTGACCACCGGTGGCAAAGACTGAGCTGGCACCGACGGAGTAGAGTTGACCGATGGCGGTAGGGACTGAGGAGGACGAGAAGAAGGAAGACGAAGGAAGAAGGTAGCAACAAAGAAGAGAAGAACAAGAACAAAAACAGCAGTAGCAAAAGCCTTGATAACGTAATTACGAGAATATGAACCTTCCAGAGAAGAAAAGGCATCACTAATAAAATCCTCAAAACTACGATACAAGAAAAAGACTTCTTCCTTGACCGGAATAGAAAACTTCTTTAGCACGGTAGACTTATCAAGAGAGCTTATGACATGATAGCGAAATGAGGAAAAAATGCGGTCAGATTTAGGCAACGCCCTAATGAGATATTCCGCATTGCCTACCAGCTTACTATCCAACTGCTGGAGGTTTTGGGTTATAAGGAGTATGTCAACGCCATAGTGCCTATGGAGTTGGAAAAAAAGGAGTTCATTTTGAGATAGCTTACTAAAATACTTCTGTGCCTCATCAATAACAAAGATAAGCCTTTTACCTGAGTTAAAGACCTCAGTATAAGTCTTGAAGTCATACCATGAACGCTGATATACGGCATCCCAAGAGACCACGCCAGAAACACGAATACCGTCTATATTGGTAATAAGAATATAACCATCAGCAACCCGATAAATGCCTTCATCAAAAACGATAATGCCAGACCTCAGTAGATGATTTATAGCAAAATACGTCTTACCAGAACCAGGAACACCAAAGACTATTACAATCATCTAAGGATTAACTTTTCTAAGTATTTTATGGTAAGCCTGTAGCTTTCAATAGTAGCAATAAGAGAAATAGCCTCAGGGACTTTTAGGACACACAAAAGCCAGCCAGCAAGCCCAGAGTAGGAAAGGGCTAAGGACAGCTGAGGCAAGCCCATGCTGTCAAGAAGTTGACCGAGAGAATTAAGCACAACCTCATAGAGTTGTATCTGAACGTTATAGAGAATGACGGGAAGAACCACCACGAACAAACCCACAAGGATGGCTTTGAAAACGGTAAAGTTGTTTAAAAGAAAGTTAAGAAGTATACCAAGCAAGCCAGCCATCTATTCCCTCCTTGCAAAGAGCCATGTGAGAGGGACAAAAGCCAAAAGGACTGAACCAACGAAAGAGAGAACAGATTCATAAGGACAAAAGTCAAGACTTGTATTTAAAGACAAAAACTGACCGCTTACAGATATGGGAACGGAACAGCTACCACTACAGGACACATTAACGCCACGAATAAGGCGGACAAGAGGATGGTTCTGAGCCAAAGACTGAACGAGCTGAAGAGGGAAAGGCAGACGCTCAACATTAGGCAAAGAGGTATCAAAACCGCCAGAAATGGGAATAGAAACATCTTCTGAGCCAGAACCAGAGCCAGAACCCGAGGCAGAACCAGAGCCAGAGGCAGAACCAGAACCCGAGGCAGAACCAGAACCCGCACCTGTGCTTGTGTCTATAACATCAATAACATCAACAACCCCAACGTCAGAACCAACTTCTGGGACATCAGGAGCTTGACTTTCATCCCTAACACCTTCTAAACCTTGCTGTGCCTCTTCTTGTGTGATATTAGGTAATTCCTGAACTATTCTCTCAGACAGGGCTGGGATATTTGGGAAAACAAAAACGTCCTTGTCCTTCCTCACTTCATTACCTATACGGTCAGGGATTAACTGTTCTACCCTTTCAGTGTCTACCACCCGCTCAACAGGTTGACGTGTTGAGTCATCTATAGGCGGGTGGAGGAAAGGAATCTCAGTAGGAGAAAAAGAAGCAGGTGGGGTTTCCGGACAAACACCATATATGTCCAAACCTGTGAAAAAACAGCCGTAGGGACAGAACTCACCAGTCCCAGCGGGTAAATAACCATTGTCAAATTTACGTAGAATACCGCCAGAATAGATGTAGCGGATAACGTACGGCTCATAATGAACCCTATAAGTCCCACTTTGCCCGCAAGCCCTCTCCATTGCCCCATAACACGAACCACCACCACAACCGCTAAAATTCCAACACGAAGTATCTACAGAGACTTTATAACATTCAAACCTGTAAAGTCCACCCTCAACCAATCCTAAACGGGTTGCTTCGTTTTCAAGCTCTCTAAAACGTCTAATGATATCACCAACGGCAATGACACCAGCACCAATCGTAGCACCCCTCATTACCGCAGGGGACTTTATGAAATTCCAAGCAGGGCGACCAGCACTGACCCATGCCCTGTAAAGAGGAACAGCAAGAACACGGGCAACAGGTTTAACGAGAAACCTACCAAGTGCCAGCCAACTATAAGCAGGTTCAACAAAAAGCAAAAACAAGGCAAAAGCAATGACCCTCATACTAACTCCATGAGGTTGTCATGAAATAAAGAACGAAAAGACCAAACAAGGCAGAAACCAAGAGGGCTATAAAAGTAAAGTCAACCTGAGAAATACGTAGCAAGGTATCACCGAGATAAATACCACACTCATTATAACAGGACTGATACGTGGTATAATAACTGTCATTCCAATCACAGTAATATCTAACAACAAGAGGAGAAAGACTTTCCTGAACGCAATAATTCATATCAGTCCTCACCAGCGGACTTAATTATGTAGACCGCCAAACGAAAAACCAAAAGCCCAACCACAGCAGGGGCAAGCAAACCAAGAAAGTATAAAAGCAAAGTCTCCAAGTCCATAGTTAAACCCCTAAGTTAAGGCGGGAGGCAAAGCCCCCCAGAGCAGTCGCCCGTTAAGAACGATTAATTATCTTAATCGCCTTACGGACAACTATCATACCAACCAGTGCGGAAATGACCACACTGGCAAAAGCCCACAAGGGAGCAAGGTCAACAGTCTCAGGAAGCGTAGGCATATTTTCCACCCCCTTTAGCCCAGAGAGTTATTAAAAGGGACATGACTGGGCTACCCATGTCCCTACTTTTTGACATCTTTAAGGACATCATTAAAAACATCAGAAAAACCGCCACCAGAGAGAGGTTCACCGAGGGAAATAGTAAGACCGCTCAAAGGTATTTCTATAACAGAGTTAGGAGCTATTGGAACAGTCAAAGGAGCAGAAACAACAAGGTATAAGGGAAACTCTGGCTTTTCATTGTGTAGCTGTCCGTATAGCTGATAAATTGCACCTTGACGCCCATTCTTTTCCCATGTCCTACGCTTTTCTACCATCATGACCTTGAGCTTAAGCGGTGAACCATAGCCATTAAATGCCAT